CAGTACCAACAGACCCACCATGGTTGTGGTTACCTTGTGTATCAGTAGTGTGAGTGTGACTGTTTTGTGAGTGGTTGTGCGAGTTCTGTATGTGAGTGTGAAGAGGCATTTCAGCACTACTCAAAGTATGGGTTTTAGCACCACCAGTTTCACCCATACTGTCAAACGAAGTATCGGCAGAGTCACGACCAACAGGAACTTTACCTTTTAAGTTAGGCAAGTTGAATGTCGTAGAGTTATCGCCGACGCCATAAGTAGTGCTAATGACAGCAAACAAGGCCGCATAAGTAGTACGACTGACAGCAGTACCATCGCACAACAACCAAGATGTAGGAGCAGTAGTAGTCGCCCACATATTAATAACACCCGCAGGCGTATTATTTTTAATCAAATAATCGTGACTAGTCGTAACCGCAGAACTATTGACACCAACCTTCGCCTCCAACGCCTCAATAGCATCATTAGCATCAGCATGCTGACCCGCATGATCCGGCGACGCAAGCGTGTTGCCGGAAGTCGGATTAGTTAAAGCATCAAGCCCCGAAGGAAACGAAGTAGCCATCTACTCAGTCCAACGACAGTGTAAGGCTCGTAATCTGGAATGTGTCACCAGCAGTCACAGCAGCAGACGAAGCCAAAGCACCAGTCCACAAACAATTACCCGCAGTCGAAGCATCCCACAAAGACCAATGCGAATAAGTCTCAGTCGTAGACACATTAGTCCACTCAACCGTCGCACTAGAAACCATCGAACCACCCGAAGCAGCACTAAACGAAATCGCCTTACGAGTCGCCTCAACAGCAGCATTAGACGTACCAGCCTCACCAGGATCACCCAAATGCAACTTCACATACGGCGTAGCCACAGCAAAAGAAGTGTTACGCAACGTATCAAGAAACGCTAACTCACCATAATTAGAAATACTCATCAAACACTCCTACAAAAAGAAAAACTGGGTGGCACGACACCATTGTATCGTACCACCCAGCCTTCACACCGGACAAACTCAGAGAGAGCTTGCAGACTCGATTCGGCGCAACGAAGCCTCACGGAAGCGACCGTAGCCACCCAACCAGTACCAGCCGATTGGCTGGAGGCGGTTCAAGGTGTCAACCACAGGGCCACGAACGACCTTCGGAACTGAACCGTTACCGTCAATTGACGAGTACGCCTTAGCCAAAGCCTGACGACCCATCACGTGAGTGCAGTAAACTTCGATAGTTCCGGTTGAACCCGAACCGTCAGAAGCGTTCTGGAACACCTTTGCACGAGGAGTTTCGATGAAACGGACACCTTCAAAAGCACCGATTTCGGCGTTGTAGATGTTCGAGGTATCTTGGTACACGTGCGGGTCACGCCAAGCAGCAGCACCAGTTTCACGACGCAAGTCATAAGCAACATCGGGGTGGATGTAAGCCATGTACAAACCGTTGAAAGTAGGAACGTTAGCACCACGAAGCTGTGCGGTCACCTTACGGATGTCGTTAGCTTCGATGATGTCAGCGGCCTTAACCGTGGTACGGCTTGAAGGGGTGCTTGATCCGCCACCACCGTAGATCACGTTTGATCCACCGGCGAGAACTTCACGAGCAACTTCGTCGATTGAAGCACCAGCGTTGTAACCAACAATGTTAGCGGCAGCCGAGTCAACGTCAAGGAAAGCAGTTCCACGCAACTTAGCGGTGGTGATAACGGCATTACCGTATTCGTTGAGGGTAACCGTGACCTGCGAGTCGCTCAAAGCGGGTGCAGTAACGTCAGTGGTTTCCGACAAGGTGCTGGTAGCGGTTGCAAGATCGTTGAAGATCGTGAACGTTACGCCAGTACCAGGCATAGCCTGTTGCGTCGGTTGGACATCCGCAGCAGCGTCGAACAACAGTTCTGAACGGAGAGCGAAATAGGCCAGGCGATCAAACGCCACCTGGTCAACTGATAGGGAGGATGTTTCTGTATAAGCCATGAGATTTGCCTTTCGGGGCTAGTTTTGTTGGAGAGACCTTACTTCTTCCAGCAACATCTCAATCTCAGCTTGGCTAGTAGCCTTACTGATCCGAGTCACCATGTCCACAGGGGCTTCACCAACAGTGTTACCGGAAGCGGCCTGGTTGGTTCTGTCCCAACCTTTTGCTTCCTGCGCTACTTGTGCAGCCTTAGTATCTTGGATGAGTCTCGCTTCGATAGCAGCGGTTCTAATGGCATCAGGGGAAAGTTCACCGTCATAAGCCTTCACGAAATACTTTGCCATCGGATCGGCAGAATCAACTCCTGCTCTTACGAAAGCTAGTTCACGTGCGGCGTTAGAGGCTTCGTCGGCCCTTGCCTTCAGTGCTGCGTTTTCCGATTCAAGCTGCTTCATGCGATCACGCAGAGGATTTCGGCCTGTTTCTTGTTCATCGAATTCGATGTCGCTGTCCATATGTACACTCCTTTGCCCAGAACCACCACGGAGGCATGGCGGTTCGCTGCTTACGACCCGTTAGGGTGTTCCTGCCTATTGGCATCGGATTAAGTGTAGCACATTATTTGTAGGATGCAAGTACCTACGCTAAAGCAGTTTGTCCTTGACCTTGCCCAGCGAAACTACCGCCACCCTGGAAAGCTGCGGTACGTTCTGCTTGCTTCTTACGGAGGCGTTGAGCAGCCGCACTGTCAGTAGCGAACACTGCCCCGATCTGTTCCTCCTGAGTCATACCGACACCTTGCTCGCCGGCGAGAGGGTTGAACAGTTCTTGTGCCTGACCGAGCGTAGCGAACCCTTGTCGAGCCTGCTCCGCATTGATCCCTGCCTGTGCCAACTGCTCGCCCTGCTGGGCTGTAATAGCCAACCCTGCCTGCTTAGTAGCCTCAGAAGCGATCTGGGCAGACTTAGCCTGCTCAACAAGCATAGGTGCAGCTTTCGTGGGGTCAAGGAAGTAGGCGGCCAACTGGCTGTCGTTCACACCGTATAAACGTTGCATCTCTTGGATGACCTGCGGATCAGCGTTCTTCACTGCCTCATAACCCTGGTTCACTCGTGTAGCAAGCTCCGCTACAGAAACATCTCCACCGATCATGGCATTAAAATCTTCGTTGCTGTCATAGAAACCTGGGGGCATCCCCGCCGAACGTAACTGTTGACGGTAAGCGTTCTCCAAATACAAGTATTCGTTCTCAGAAAGAACGTTGAACCCTGCTTTGCGTCGAGCCTCATTGCCAGCGAACCGTGTCTTGTACTGCTCAGTTTCACGCATACGACCACGAATAATGTTCTCATCTAACACGTTCTCTTTGAACACAAGATCGTTCACGAACTGTGTGAGGCTACCCAAACCGTAGCGTTCTAGGTCTTGCCCGATGATGGCATATGCGGATTGTGGTGCGCCTGTATCGCTCATATCATATCTTTCCGAAAAGGTTTGCTAAACCGGATGTGACTTGGTATGCCCGTGAACGAGCCTCATTAGTGTACTCGTAACCCAATGATCGTTCTGATCGAAGATAGTTACCCCACTCGTTAGAGTTCATGGGTCGCTGTTCACCCTTATCTGTAGTGAACGTGATTGCTTTAGACCATTTCGGGTCAGTGAAGTCAATAGTGTCAGGGTTGATTTCTAATGTTCGAGCAGCTGTCTGCTTATACGGATCAGTGATCTGCTGGAAAGTCAAACCCTGATCCAACTGTGCAGTAATACTAGGGAACAATGCTTTAGCCGTGTTCAAAGCGTACTGCTGAAAGGACTTAGCGTTCTCTTGACCACGAGCAACTTTGTCAACCCACATGTTAAATGTTTGTTCTGACAACTGGATACCGTAATCGGCTGCGGTTTGTTTCAACTGTTGCCCCATAAAACCTGTACGGAGTTGCGACATCCCACCAGAAGTTTTAGCGGCCTCAGAACCAATAGCGTTATTGAGAACTTGTGCATCCCACGATCCACGCAAACTATCCTCAGACAACTTGTTGATCGTCGCATCATCAAGACTGACACCAAGATTTAACGCTGTTTCACGAATTGTTGCGGAACGGTTATCAACTTGCTGTTGAGCAGAAGCAGGATCAAGTTGCTTGTTTGTGTCCCATGTACGGGTCGAAGCAGAAGTAGTTTTATACCAGTTGGTTTGTTGCAACTCATACTTGAACTTTGTGTTAGACCATTTTTGCGATACAGCCTTTTTAAGAAATTCCGCTAATTCAGGAACACTCTTAATGATCGCATAGTACGCACCATACTGTTCTTGTGCAGCAGCTTCCCAATCAACAGGTGTTTCAGCTGCGGCTACAACTGGTGCAGTAGGTTTAGTTTTAGTTTTTTTATCATCATCAAAATTCAATTTAGGAATATACGGGTCAAAGCTTCCTACGCTACCAGGGGCATAACCACCAATATCAATAGGGCCGACAGGTGGAGTACCTTGAACTTTTTTAGTAGCCATCACAAACTCCCAATTGCATCAACGAACTTATTAACATAACCAAGATACTCATAAGCAGCAGCTTCAGTAGGGGCGGTCTCCTGAGCAAACTCCTGAGCAACAACATCAGCACCAGCCATCCGAGTAGTAACACCCGAACCTCTTTGTGCTTGTAACTCTTGCGCCTGATACGCCTTCACAAAACGGTCGATATCTTCATCGTTTAACTCTCGACCAAGAGTTTCCTGAGACACCTTTTTAGCAATAAGTTTTAGTTCTTCAGGGTTAGAAACAACATAATTAGGTGAACCCCCACCACCACCACGACTAATTTGAGGGCCGCCGGCAATAAGACTTGCAAGAGTGTTTTCTTTTTCTAAACCTAAATAGTTAGATGCCTGCAACCATTGAGCAATACCGTTTATTTGAGAACTGTAATCGTCAAGACCAGCAGTAGATAGAAACCCTGCTGATACA